GTTTTACACCCGGAGAGTATTTGGCGTAAGATTCGCGACCCTAACGGTGTTTCACCGATAGAGTACGATCCCGTCATCTACAATCGTCCTTGTCCGAACGGTACTTATGAGTACATTTCGGACGAATCTCCCCAGATGAAGCGATTCGGAAACTGTACCCATGTAAAAACAATGGGTAAACCTCACGTTTACGCCACCTATTATACTGGTGACGGCGTGGAGTTCTGGCAGTCCGACGCATCAGCCATGTTGTCGCAGGACTTGTTCGACGATCACATTTATGCGGGTCCCTTCTCTGTTTCCAGTTTGGTATCGGAGGCTTGTTTGACGATGAAGCCTTCTCTATCTTCTGGTCAGAGTTTATCCAACTTTTTACTTGAGTTGGGGGACTTCAAGCAGATGATCTCGATGCACAAGGATATTAGGCGGACAATTAAGTCCATCTCAAATTCCAAATTTTCCGATACTATTTCAAACATCGGATCGTTGCATCTTGGTTATCAGTTTGGTTGGAAGCTCTTCGTAAAGGATTTAATCAAACTTTACGAATCACTAGCCAATGCTGAAAAAACCATTCGTGACTTTAAGTCACGGATCGGTAAACCGCAGTTCCGCCATTTCAAAAAGGTCCTACATAAGGACTCAGAGATTAGCGGTGAAGACGTGACGTCGTACAGTACTATGAGGTACTTGGGGAAGCGGAATGTTACATTTTACGCAACCATCAAGTACACGTACTCGGTCCCCGGGATAGATCAGGAATACTCAAAATTAAGAGCATATCTTGATATCCTTGGCCTAAAGGACAACCTCTCTGTGTTTTGGGAGGCTATTCCTTTTTCGTTCGTGGTTGACTGGTTTGTCGGCGTCGGAAAGTTTCTCCAACAATTCGACAAAGATTTTCTAAACTCGGTGGTTACCATCCAAGACTTTTGTTATACCTTGGATGTTAATCAAGAGACGAAATTCTATTGGCACCCTTATCCCAATGAAGGGGGTGGGGGCGTCAACGGAGAATGTCTCATTTACGAGGTCAACTACGCCCATTATGAGCGTAAACGAACGATTCCTGATCAAGTTCTGTTTGTTTTACCAGAACTTAGTGGTAATTTTGGTACGAGGCAAGCAGTGCTAGGAGCGGCACTTTGTGTCGCATAATTAGCTGTTCTGCTTCGCACATCGCTTCGCGCTGTATGCGCGAGAAACCGCTGTTGTCGTAAACGAAACCAGCAGCACAACCTTATAAGGAGTACTACTTATGTTTACCACAGACCTCACATTGACAGATGGTACCACGCCTGTTACTTATTCTCAGATTTCTCTTGAGAATAAAAAATGTATCAGGCAGGATGCCACACGGCCTTTAGGTACACCTCGTACCTTGACCATTTCCCACGAAACAACTGGGAAAGGCATGACCGCCGTCGACAGACACCTCGTCCGTTTGGACCTGGTAGAAGAAGATACGGGGAGCGATGATATCGCAACCGTGTCCGCTTCGACCTATATGGTCCTCCACGTTCCGAGGCGCATCGTCACTACGACGATGATTAAGCACATGATTGACTGCCTTACCGCCTTTATGGCAGTGGAAGCCAATCAGGACAAAGTGCTCAATTCTGAGCCCTAATACCTTGTTATTTATGGTATTGTGAGGGTAAGTAAGGGGTGAACTCTGTAGCTCTATGGAGGAAACGCTAATGCGTAACCTTAAGAGCCATACCGACTTTTTTGTCGGCTTATACAAAGTCCTCCTTACAGAGGATATTGTGCGGTTCTATGGGCAACCTTTGCAATTCGATCGGGATTTTCGATGTATTGAAAATCGCGTGAAGAACGAGGGTTTCTCATTCTTGACGAAAACTTTACCTTCGTTAGCTAAAGCAATTGACAAGGCTTTAGTCGAAGGGTTCCTTACAATTCCCACTGCCTTTAAGAAGGCTAAGGGGAAAGCATACCCTGCTTTCATGCAGGTGCTGCTTGGAATGGTTTTCGATCGAGAAGGATTTGTGAAAACAGATCCTAGTGTCACTGCCGTGAGAGACTTACGACAGGTTTGTTACCTGTGCTACAAGTACGAGGAGACGTATGAAGAAAAAACTATCAGCATATTTTTGGAAAATTTCAAAGATGTTGACAGCTCTCTTGGCTGGGATCCGGATTTTACTGGATATAGCTTCGAGACTCAGGAAGTAATTCTGAGCATTCTTAACGTCGCCCGTAAACTTCTTCATGACGTACTTCAGGATTTCGATGGCAACGATATCATCGAACCTCGTCATGGTCCTGGGGCTGTTGCTACAGGGGAGAAGAACTGGGAGAAAATGAATTTCGCCCGCAAGTACGACTGTATACATCAAGTGTACCCGTATTACAAGTTCTTCTTCGCCAATGCAATGGATCTCGCCGCAAGTGTCAAGAAGTACAAGTCACTAGAGCAATTGCCAAGTGGCATTGCTAAGGTGGTTCTTGTGCCAAAAGACTCGAGAGGACCTCGATTAATTTCGATGGAACCGCTTGAATTTCAGTGGATCCAACAAGGTCTTTCCCGGACACTCGTTAAGTTCATAGAAAACCATGAGCTTACGCGTGGACATGTCAACTTTACCGATCAAGAAATTAACCGGAAGTTGGCGTTGCGTGGAAGCGTATCTGGCGACATTGTAACGCTAGATATGAAAGAAGCCTCCGACCGTGTGTCATTGTGGCTAGTTCGCGAGTTATTCCGCGACACACCCATCCTGGCGCACCTAGAAGGGACAAGAACTGAAGCTACCGAGCTCCCTACTCAGGAAATATTACTGATGAGGAAGTTCGCACCAATGGGGTCAGCATTATGCTTTCCCGTAGAATCTTTAGTTCATTGGTCATTAGCTGTGGCCACTCTCAACGTAGTAGACCGAAAAAGCATGAAGTATGCTCGAAAGTCTGTTTACGTGTATGGTGATGACATCGTTATCAAGGGAAAAAACCATATGTCCCTTTTTGACACATTTCCTTATTTTAAGTTAAAATTCAATAAGGATAAATGTTGTACCACAGGAATCTTTAGAGAGTCCTGCGGTATGGATGCCGTCCTGGGTGAGTCAGTTTCTATTATGAAAATAAAGAAACCCTTGCCCAGCAGTCCATACGACGCCGAGGGCATGGTCAGTTACCTCGAAACCTGTAATAGGCTTGGAAGTGATGGCTATGCCGCATCGTCATTGCACGTTGGAAAATACCTGCTAAAAGTTTATGGCAGGATACCCCACGTGCAAGAAAACTCGGGCGTACCTGGCTTCGTTTCTGAAGCCATGCTATTGTCTAATCCCTCTTCCTTTAAACATCGTTGGAATGAGGAACTACAGCGTAGCGAATGGTACGTTCGTGTTCCAGTTGCGAGAAAACATTATCGCAACCTTTGCAGAAGAGAATATCTGCGTGCGCTACTTACAAGGTCGGAAGAATTCCGACCAGGCGTCTATGCTGAGCCCCGCAGCATAAAACTAAAATGGGGTTGGTTTCCTGGTTTAGCTACCCAGGATCACCAGCTGCGTAAACTGAGTGCATAGGAGGATCGGTTGTTTTACCGCATCCGTCCATGGCACCCAGTCTTACAGCTGGATGAGGGGCCGG